TAGATCTAGTGTCGAATTATGTGGCACAGATGGAAGACATTTCTTTGACATGAGTGAGGATGGGACAAGGAAAGGATGGACAACCTGCAACACACCAGGAGCTTTTCAAGTTACTGCCGGAGAAGATTTAAAAGAAGATCAGCACGCCATAGTTTTCATTGCGGAGAATGGGGACATCGTTATTAGTTCTGAAAGAGGACGAGTTCGAATTGAGGGCGTTGAGGTTGATATTGTTGCGACTGGATCAAGTCCACAAGGAAACTTTAAAGTTCTTGCAAACGAAAACGTAGATATTACTGCATCAAAAAATCTTAGTTTGAATGGAAAACAGTCTTCTAAACTATTAACGACAGGACTTTTGACAATTGACGGTAAGTTAGGTATGCAAATTCTTTCACCGATTATAAAAGGTACATGTGGTGCAACAAATCCAAGAAAACAACCAGGACAAATAAGATAGGAGAGAACAATGGCATTTCATTTCGACGAAGTTCATGTATATGAAGGTCAACACCTGGTTTGTCAAGAAAAGTCTGTACCAAAAGCATTAGGCGTTGGACCACAAAAAGTAAATCACACCTCATATATTCAAGGCAACACGCAGATAGGAAAGGTTGATGCATTCTCATCTGCTAATGCAACTTTGATGGTTGGTAGAGAGGATACTATTGGAACAGATAGATCGGTTTATGTAAATGGAAATCAATACATAAATGGTGATAGCGGAACTTCCAATGCTCTGTATGTAACTGGTGGTGGAAGCGTTGATAGTCTTTATGTTGACGGTGATGTTTATGTTACTGGAAGAGTTGACTGTGGTAACAAAGGAAGATTGGCATCTAGATTTTCATCAGCAGATGCTAGACCGAAACCATTTGATCTGAAACATCCATCAAGAGAGGGATATCGCCTCAGATATGCATGTATTGAGGGACCTGAAGTTGGAGTATATGTTCGCGGCCGTGTTAAAGATGAAAAGGTAATCGATCTTCCTAAGTATTGGAAGGACTTAGTTCATGAGGATAGCATTACCGTCCAACTGCAACCCATCGGAGCTCATCAAGATATTATCGTCGAGAAATGGGATGATGAAAAGATTTATCTTCAGTCAAAGGAAGAGGTGCCAATCAACTGCTTCTATCATGTCTATGCTGAACGTAAAGACATCAACCCTCTCATCACTGAATATGAAGGCGAGACCTGCGATGATTATCCAGATCCTAACCATCATTCTATTCCAGATGATGAGAGAAATTACAAAGATCCCAACTACGCAACGGAACAAAACACGAAAACTAAGTGAAAAAACTGATTTATATTGAAGAAAAGTTTCTTGATCCTTTTCTATGCGAACCATTTATTAGTTTAGCGAAGAGAAATGATGAGGAACTTCCATATGGAGATGAAAGTAGAGGTGGCGACACATTTTTAACCACGGTTACTCATTCTAATCCGGGTGAATCATTGACAAAAGGAATGGATGTTCCAGAACCTGATGGCAACTACGGTGCGATTTATCTTGGAGGGAATGTTGATCCTACCACAATAGAAGTTGATGATGATGAACTGTTTAAAACAGTGGTTCATGCAGTCACTGATCTATGCAAATCTTTTGACCCCGATATCGTCCTTGATTACGTAGGTGTTGTTCGTTGGCCATCTGGAACATTCATGAAACCTCATTTCGACAAAAATGATGTTCATGGACCTGATGTGTTCGCCGCTATGCTCTACTTAAATGATGATTTTGATGGTGGTCACACATTATTTGAGCAGTATGATATCAAACCAGAGGTTGGTAAACTTGTTGTCTTCTCAAACTCACAACTACTTCATCACGTTAGTAAGGTAGAGAATGGTCAAAGATTTGTCCTATCATTTTGGTATAAGAGGTTGACATCCTCTGTTGATTAACTTATAATTTATGGGTAAAATCATGCTGTGGTGCATACATTTTGTCTGATAAAACGAACTTTGATATTCCACACCCAACAAGAGAAGGGTGGAGATTGAGACATACTTGCCTCGAAGGTCCTTCAAACGATGTGTACTTCCGTGGTAAACTTATTAACAAAAATATTATTTTTCTCCCACAATACTGGCAAGAGCTTGTAGATCCGACCACAATTACAGTCAACATAACATCTATTGGAGCGCATCAAGATGTTATTGTAAAGAGAATTTCTGACAATCAAATTCATTTGCAGGCAAATGGTGGTATGCCAATCAGTTGTTATTTCCATGTATTTGCAACTCGTGCAGATGGTGAGAGACTCATTCCAGAATATGAGGGACAATCACCTGCAGATTATCCAGGAAATAATGGAGAGTATTCTATCTCTGGATTTAACCCTGAAGCCGGTTGACAAGGGCGACTAACCTTTGTATAATAAGCAGGTAATCAACAAGCAAATCAATGCAAGACGAGTATCTCACCCGTTGTGTCATAGACCCCGTAAAGCGTAGTGTCTATCTTTATTCTAATGAGGGTGATGAGAAAACCGTGACCTGTGAAACCGTTGAACAGTTCATGAACGTGCTAGAGTTTGTCCGTGCTACGTGTGATGAAGACACTCTCTCCTACGCAAATCCACTTTAGCTTCCATTTTTAGTCGAAAAAAAATTCCGGCAATTTTTTAACCCCTTTACTTTTTCAAATGCGTCCAGAAACCCGAAAATCAATGGAAATGCTATTTCACGCGAAATGGAATGTTCCCAAAGCTGCTGATAATTGCGGGTTGACGTGGAAAGAGATGAAAATCACTTTTAATGAATACTGTAGATTTCATCTACCTGGGACGGTGGCGGAATCGGTAGACGCACCAGACTTAAAATCTGTTGAGGATTAACCTCGTGAGGGTTCAAGTCCCTCTCGTCCTATTGGGAATCAATTCCTAAATATTCGAAAGTAGAAGACTACTTGCATATGAGATACCGTATTGAAACCAGATATGTTTGGTACAATAAGGGAACAACAATTGTTATGATGTATTTCATAAATGATGTACCTTTTACTTTCGATGAACTCCCAGATGGGGCATTGTATGATCTGGATATTGTAGAAATCGCAGACAACGAAAGACGCTTTGAACCTGATGATCTGTACAGATCATCATTTTACTTAATTGATGAAGAGTGTCATCCAATGTTGTTTGAGGTTGAACTGGAAAATCCAGAAATGTTGCCTGTAGATTGATGCCAACTTAGCTCAGCTGGATAGAGCAGGGTTTTTGTAAAGCTCAGGTCAACGGTTCAAGTCCGTTAGTTGGCTTATAAAGGAGAAAAAATGAAAATTAATCTCTGGTACTGCAAAGAAATGAAAATGTGGAGATGGACTCTTATGGATGATAGAGATTCAACTTCTAAAATGGAATCTGGTCAAAGACCAGATTTGAAAGATGCAATGAATGATGTTGCAACGACGGTAGAATATCTTTTAGATGAGAATTGACTGTTTGCAAAAATAAAAAATATGTGCTAATATATAAGTGGCGATACTAAAACCAAACCCCTTCCGTGTGACCTCAAACCTCCTTCGGGAGGTTTTGTTGTATGCTAAATAATCCATAACGGGAACTATAAGCACTAATAAAATGGGTCTTTCCAGATTAGACAACTTTATCAAGAATGTGCGTGGCAATATTCTGTATGTGAGTCCGAATGACATTGACTCTACAGATAGTATTGAAAATAAAGGTAATTCACTCACAAGACCCTTTAGAACGATTCAAAGGGCTCTGATTGAATCTGCAAGATTTTCATATCAACGTGGGTTAAACAACGACAGATTTAACCAAACAACAATTATTCTCTATCCCGGAGACCACGTTGTTGATAATAGACCTGGATTTATCCCTGATGGTGCGGATAATTTCAGATTGAGAGATGGTACAACCACGAATGATTTTAGTGCATGGGATTTAACCACGGTTTATGACCTGGATAACCCAAATAACGCTCTCTATAAGCTTAATAGTATACATGGTGGTGTAATTCTTCCCCGTGGAACATCACTTGTTGGTATGGATCTGAGAAAGACCAGAATCCGTCCCAAGTACGTTCCCTCTCCTACCAACGACAATATTCCTAGATCTGCAATTTTCCGTATCACTGGTGGTTGCTATTTCCACGGTTTTACTGTACTTGATGCAGACCCTAATGATGAGTGCTTCACCGATTACAGTGCAAACGAGTTCCTTGCAAACTTCTCACATAATAAACTTTCCGTATTTGAGTTTGCAGATGGAAGTAATGATGTAGAAATCAATGATTCGTTCCAAACGTATGGAACAGACAGAACTGACCTTGAAATGTATTACGAAAAGGTTGGTCTTGCCTATGGTTCTGCAAGTGGTCGTCAGATTGAACCCGATTATCCATCATCTGGTCTGGATATTGAGCCCAAGGTTGATGAATTTAGAATTGTCGCTCCATCTGGACTGACTGTAGGTATCAGCAGCATCCGTGCTGGTACTGGTGCTGTTACAAGTGATGTTATTACTGTCACCACCTCAACTGCAATCACTGGACTGGATGTTGACACTCCAGTTACGATTCGTGGTATTAGTGCGACTGGTTATAATGGTAAGTATGTTGTAACTGAAAAAGTAAGTTCTACTTCGTTCAGATATGAGGTTCAGAACATTCCTGTTGAGGGACTTCCATCCGTCACTGGTTCAACTGTATCTCTGACACCTGATAGTGTAACCTCACAATCACCATACATCAACGGAGTCTCAATGAGATCTGTTTATGGTATGTGTGGTATGCACGCTGATGGTAGCAAGTCATCTGGCTTTAAGTCGATGGTTGTTGCACAGTTTACTGGTATTGGTCTTCAAAAAGACGAGAATGCGTTCGTTAAGTATAACTCGAACGTTGGTGCATATGAAGATAGCACCATCTCTGGTAATGAGGCACTGAGTGCTGACTCCCGTGCTGTTTATAAACCAGCATATTCAAACTTCCATATCAAGGTATCCAATAAATCATACATTCAAGCAGTATCGTGTTTTGCTGTTGGTTTTGCTGAGCACTTTGTTACTGATACTGGTGGAGATATGTCTCTCACTGGTTCAAACTCTAACTTTGGTGCAAAGTCACTAGTTTCATCTGGATTCAGAGACACTTCATTTGACCAAGATGATCTTGGATTCATTACTCACGTTATTCCACCAAAAGAAGTTCCCATCACTGAAAGCTCAGTTGAGTTCGCTTCGATTGATATTGAGAAGAGTGTTGGTATTACGACTACAAACGAACGTCTTTACTTAGCAGGAGAAACTAACTCTGATATTCCACCCGATCATATCGTCGGTGGATACAGAATTGGTGCAAAGACTGATGATGAACTATATCTCTTGATTGCTGATGGAGGATCATCCACAGAATTCCATTCAAGAATTGTAATGCCGAACTCACAATCGAGTTCGGAAAAGGTATTTAATGTTCAGAGAAGTGCTGCTGGTATCAACAGCATTACAAGTAGTGTTCTTACACTTTCTGCAGCACACAACTTTGAGAACTCAGAATCAGTTCGTGTTCTTAGTGATAATGGTAGACTCCCTGACGGACTTGAGTCAAACAGAGTTTACTATGTCATCACCGACACCAACCCAAGTAGTGGTCTCTCAACTAACGTAGATATTAAACTTGCAAACTCTTCATCGGAAGCAGAAGCAGGAACTGGTATCAGCATCAACGCTCTTGGTGGTGTCCTCAAGATTGCAAGTAGAGTATCTGATAAGAAATCTGGTGATGTTGGTCACCCAATTCAGTATGATAATGCTCTGGGTCAGTGGTATATTAAGGTATCTACTGCATCAACCGATAACCAGATTCAGCCATCCGTTGTTGTTGGTCTTGGTACAACAGCACTTGGTAGAGTATCGCCAAGAACTTATGTCAAGAGAAAACTTGACGCTAGAAGTGCGGAAGATACAACTTATCGTCTGAGATATGTCATCCCAGCATCAAGTGGTGGTGACATTGCTGTTCCTCCTACAGATGGATTTGTTATCCAAGAATCCAAGACTGCAATTGGTGCAACAAACTCAGAAGTTCAAACATATTTTGGATCTGGTTCGATTGTTCATATCAACCAGCAGAGGAACTTTAACTTTATTGCAAATGCACGCTGGATTGAATCCACGACAGAAGCAAGAATTCTAACTGAACTT